TGATATTTTGCCGTCAGTCAATACTTTTGCCATTTGCATTACCTTCTTTCTTTAGGCCGCGCTACCGCGCGGCCAGCAGTTACCAGCAGTCAGTTTACAGTTCGACAAAAGCGGAGCGAAAGCCGATGTTGTTGTAAGAGTCAGAGCGAGGGCGGTTAGCGCTGAAATTGAACACGCCAGCGTTGGTGTAGGAGTTCCAGTGGCCGCCACGGTACACAAGACGCTCAGCCTCCTCATTGTCTACCCAGAAATAGTCGTCTCCGATATTATTATCGACCGGGAACAGCCCCAGAGCTTTCAGTTCCTCAGGGACTTCGACCTCAGCTTTAATCTCTTTGAATTTGCAGCCGTCCCACGCAGAGTTGACCTTCTTTGCGGTAGTCAAGGTCAAGCCCTCATTGTCGATACGGTACCCATAGCCAAGAGGCTTCCATGCTTTGCTCTTTGCCGACATATCCGCGCCGGCTGCAACGTCGTTGTCCTTGATAACCTGCAAGGCACCTTTTACAACGCGGATTCCGCTGACCATTTCCCAGACATTGCCTACAAGGTCAAAAATGCCGTCACTCGTGTGGTCGTGCGACCATGTATCAGGGCCAGAGCCCGTGAGAGTCTTATAACCATCAAAGCAGAGACCTTTTTCCTCAGGGTCATAGAAGTATTTGCCCCAGCTCGTGTTGCCATGAGGGATGGTACCGTTAGCCTTACACCAAAGAGCGATTGCTGCCCATTCAGCATTAGACATGAGGTGCCAGCCCGCGCCTTTACGTGTACAGGCTTTAGCCGCGGAGTCAAAGTCAATATTGACTGCGGGCTTTTGGTAAGGCAAGCTGTAAGCCATGCCGTCAATAACGGCATTCTGGTACTTGGAAATATAGATTGCTTCTACCTCTTTACCGTTGACGATAAATGCGGGGTGGACGGCGTCGCTGCCGCCGGGGATAACGTCCGAGATTCTAAACTTCGGAATGCGGACCATATAATCGTGGCCCATTTTGATAGTGTTTGACATTTTGTTTTCCTCCTTTAATCAACAAAAGTTTTTCTGTTCATACTATAAATACCAATAGTCTCGGTATTCATTTCTACGGTGTAGCGGTCATTGTCGAGCCGCTTGAGTGTAGGCTTCGGCGCTGTATAGCCGAGAGCGGTTAATGCCACGCAGACTTCCTCATAAACGCCGTGCTCGGCATAGTCTAAGGCCTCTCCACAGCGAGGGCAAAAGGCAAAGCCCTTGTCATAGCCCAAAATATCAGCGACCAGATAATTGCGAACGAGCGCACCGCACTTGCTGCAGTACCAAGCGGGGCTGATGTTGTGCCCCGCCTGAAATTTAATCGTGTTAGCCATTTGTTAGCCCTCACTTTCAATAATTTTACAGGCAGCCAAAGGCTTTCTATAAGTCGCGTTATTATAGCGAATAAATAATACCTCAGTAGGAGGCGCGCTTTCGCCGCGCTCATATAAAAGGCCCGTGTTATTGACTTTGCCTACACATACATTATTATTAAGGTTAAACTCGACCTTTTTGTTTGTGTATGTTTCAGCTAATGCGAGAAGCTGCTCTGCCGCGTCTTTATCATGACAGCAGCAAGCAATTTCTCGTCCGCGAGAATCAGTGCGACCCATATACCATTGGCCATTCTTTTCGAATACACGTCTTTTAACTTTCATATTTAGCCCTCCTGAGTTGTAAGCAGCCATTCGTCATAGCAGTCGAACGCAGTAAGCTTGTCCTCTTTTGAGGGCTCCGCGGATTCAAGAATCACCATCACATTGTCGCGTGGATTCTCAAATACGGGTAGGTCGTACTCTTTACAGATTGCCTCAATTTTTGCTCTTGCGTCACAAGCGATGTTTTCCATAAAAATTTTCCTCCAAACAGTTTACAAATTGATTTTCTTGCGATATAATAAATATGTAGCCTTTCACGCAGCGGCCTTGCGGCCGCCGCGCTACTCGGGTTACGCTTAGTCGTCGGTCATATACTCGTAGTAGTCAGTATCGGTTGCGAATAACATATACTCACCATTGACGAGCCCCATATAACCGACAGAGGTGTAATAACCTTGCATGGGTTGCGCCTCCTTTCTGAAAGCTCGCTGCTGGAACAGTGGGCTTTCTTTTAGTTTGTCAAGTATTTCCACTTGACATTTATAATTATAGCGTGTTTGCTTAGATTTGTATGCCGACAAAGCGCTCGGACTTTCGAGCGACTTTCTGTGCAGTTTTAGCAGTAACGCTTAGAGACTGAGAAAAATAAAACGCCCGAGCTACCACATAGGCAGCTCGGGCTTTTTTTAGATTTCCGCAGTATCAAAATTCAGCTGGTCAGGATTTTCACTTTCATAATCAATAGGCTCGGCCAGACCTTCCTGCTCAAAAGCTTTATTGAATTCGCAGACCGCGGACTCAATCAGCATTTTAAGTTCAAGCTCTGTAATTGTGATACCCTTTTCCATTAGCATTTCAGAGACGGATTCTACTACTTTGTTATATTTCTCCTCACCATGCAGGTCTTTGTATAGCTGCTCAACGGCTTTAACACAGGTTTTAACGACAGCCTCTTTGGTCTTGTCGTTAACGTACTTTGTGTAGAGCTGCTTTACCCAGATACCCAGATAGCCGGCCAGAGCGGTAAGAATCGCGTAAAGAATCGCGGTCCCGTATTCGTTAATAAACATTTTGATGAATTCCATACAGGTCTCCTCCTATTATGCCTTAGTCAAATATTTCTTATCGACCGCGCCAGTGACAGCGCCGGTCTTTTGTGTAGACACGACTACACGGGAGCCGGAAACACTTCTTACAAACAAAGTGCAGTTGTATACCCAGCTTGAAAACTTATAGGACTTACCGTAAACGGGCGCGCCCTGAGTAAGCTTTACCTTGTCGCCGACTACGGGTACATACTCAGCCGCAACGCCTTCAATGTCGGCAGCGTTGAGCCAGCCGTAAGCAGTAGAGCCGCCGCCGGAAACACGCACGCCATGATAAGGGTGCGCACCCTTTTTATTGATAGCGGTAATCTTTACCTTACCGGGCTTGCAGGTCTTACCGATAGCGGTCGCGTAAGACGAGGTATAATGCTTGTTGCCGGTGAAGTCAACGACATCACCGATAGCAATTTCCAGCTTATCAGCAACCGCATTTTCAGCAGGCTTAGTAGTAGGTGCCACAGTAGCAGGCTCAGTCACGTATTCAATATAAGGAAGCTTGCCGTGCTTGGTCCAATTACGGCGATTGTAGCCTGTCTTAGAGCAGTTGCAAGCGGTAAGCTGCACGCAGTTTTTCCATTTCGGCGTACACTCAACGGCTAATCCGTCGCCCACGTATACGCCAATATGACCCTTACACCAAACAGCCTCGCCGACTTCAATCTTAGAGAAGTCAGTAGAAAGATTGGAGCACTTAGTAATCATAGAATCCGCGCCAATGTCAGGGACTCCATTGCAAGCGTATTTTGCGCCGCCGTAGGTTTTAGAAGCGTCTCCAGACCAGCCCCACAAAATACCCTTAATCAAGCAAACACAGTCAAAGCCAAATGTATCGGCAGACGCAGCCTTAATCATTGCAGTACGCGAGGCTTGCTTATTATAAGAATGATTATTGCAGTAGCGAGTCTTGTTAGAGGCCGTCATAGGCGCGCCAAAGCAGCCCATAACATAAAGAGTCTTGTAGCTTGTAGCTACTTTGATAAGCTTTTGTGCCAGTTCCTTGTTAGTCATAGAGATTTCCTCCTTAAGTAATAACGTCCCAAGTTTTTACCTCGGAATAGATTTTATCTATAAACGAGTTACCCTTGAGCGCTTTGTATGCTTCGTAGAGCATGACGAAATTTTCGTACTCATATTGACGGATTTTTTCTGATTCGTGATTATGGTAGTAGATACGCAACATCTCGCTGCGGAGCTGACATTTTGTGCCGTTGGAGATTTTTCTTACTGAAATAATCACCGGCACAATTACACCTATAAGCACGCCAATCTCCGCAATAAGAGTAGTAAGCGTTGTTAGGTCCATTGCCTATTCTTGTCCTCCTTGTTTCTTCTTTTTGGGCCATGGCGCAGGTCCTCCAGTGTACTCAATAAACAAGGCGTCTATTTTCTGTCGTAGGCCATAGCTGTTTGCATTTTGCAAGATTCCATTATAGGAAGCTATGCGTCTGCGCACGTCCTCAAAAGTCGCCTCGCCGAGAGCGTAGTCAATGCAGAGTGCTTTAACTTTTCTCAGGATTCGACGGGCCGAGGACTTTTTGAGCTTTCTGTATTCCGGCCACATTTTGAAGCCTACAAAATCAACGCCACAGGTGATAGGCCTGATAGCAGTCTTTTTGTTAAGGTCAAGCTGGAGCTCGGTATTCAGAAAAGCCTCAATCTTATCTTTAAGCTCGTGTAAATGTGCTTTGTCGTTTGACAGGATAATAACATCGTCCATATAGCGTACATAGCGCCGGCAGTGCAACACGTGCTTGCAGTATTGGTCAAGTTCATTCAAATAGATATTAGCGAAAAGCTGAGAGGTCAGATTTCCAATAGGGATTCCTGTGTCCTCAAGTCTCATATCCTCCGTACACATTCCCGGGTCAAGTCCTCGAGGAATGCCGAAGTGCATACCGTTTGAGCTGATTATCTTTGCAAGCAAATCGAGAAGTCTCTCATCCTTAACACGCCGAGAGAGTATTTTAAGTAAAATCTCATGCGAGATACGATAAAAGTATTTGCTTATATCCAGCTTGAGATAATACCAAGGCTCAGGCTTGCGGTCTGCTTGCCTTAGCCAGTATTGCAGTCTGTCAGCGGCTCTGTGAGTTCCTTTACCGCGACGGCATGCGTAGCTATCCTCAATAAAGGTTTTATCATAGAAGTCGTACAGGGTCTCATATACGCTCCATTGCACGATACGGTCTCTGAATTGAACAGCCATAACCATTCTGAGCTTTGGGTCGTAGATAAAGAAAACTCTGTACCCGCTTATCTGATACGCGCCACTTAATAGCTCGCGCTGTATCGCAAATAAATTAGGCTCAAGGTCATCGGTGAAAGCCATAACCTCAAGCCTATAATTTTTCTGTTTGCGCGCGTTGTCGTACGCGTGATATAGGGACTCAAAAGCGCATAAATCATCAAATACATTTACAAGAGCAGTAGGCATAAATTCCTCCTTAGAGGGCTGCGTGTAACGTTTCCGCTTCCGCAGCAACAAAATCTTTTTCCATAAGGAAGGGAGACAGACCCCTTTGGTGCTACGCACTGACCCGCGCCCGCAGGCTGCGGATAGCCTACTCGGCGTAGCAGCAGAGCGGAGCGAAAGCCGATGTTGTTGTTAGAGTTAGACCGAGGGTTGTTAGCGTTGAAGTTGAACACGCCAGCGTTGGTGTTGTTGTTCCAGTTGCCGCCACGGTACACATATAATAGGCCTGTCCCCCATAGTTTTATTTTTGAACGTACTTCATATACCCGCCGAGGATTCGCCCGATTTCATCAAGCAGGCGTGCCCAATACTCGTACTTTGAGAACGAGAGAGGAGGCGGATATTTTGGGCCGAAGTAAGCTTTGTCCTTAGCCATGCGGATAAGGTGGCGGAGCCAGTCAAGCTCAGTATCTAACTCTTGCAGAGTCGTCTTTTTATAATACTTACGCTCAACGGCGACCGCCAGCTTATACATATTCAGCATGGTAGTCTTAAGCTCTACGGCAAGCGCTCGATAGGGTTTGCCGAATTGCATTACTACGGGATTTCCGTATTTCAGCATGTCGCTGATTTTCTGCTTTAGGATAAACTCTGAGCGCGGGATTTGCTCATTTTCCATATAGTTTTCCTCCTGTTAGGCCGCGCTACCGCGCGGCCAGCAGTTACCAGCAGTCAGTTTACAGTTCGACAAAAGCGGAGCGAAAGCCGACGGAGATGGAAGAGTGAGACCGAGGGCTGCGAGCGTCGAAGCAGAACACGCCAGCGAAGGTGTTGTGGTACCAGTGGCCGCCACGGAACACAAAACGCTCTCCACGGTTTCTTATGTAGATATAGTCTCCACCATGGTCACCGTTGTCCTCAGGGAACAGAGCCAAAGCTTTCATAACCTCAGGAACAGTCACGCCGGCTGCAGCAGCTAAGGTATGATAAGTCATAGCGCCGTAGCCGCTGTCATTGTCCAGAGGATTTGCAAGCTTGGTGTTAACCTGAAAACCTGCTGTATTAGTCAAGCCGGGTGCCGTACCGTCCTTATAGTCGTACTTCAGTGTGCCGGCAGTTCCCGGGTCCACGAGAGAGCCGTCAGGCATGATAGCCTTCCACAAAGTGCTTGCAGCAGTCTGAGGATTGTTTGCGTCAGCCGCGTTATTGTAAGGCAAAATCTGGATTTCACCATCAACTAAGCGGAAGCCGCCGACCCACTCGTATACATTTCCGTTGAGGTCCCAAACGCCGCTTGCGTCGTTGTTGTGAGCCCAAGACTTAGGGCCAGAGCCGGTAGCTACACGACCGTTGGTCATAGCGCCGCTGGACTCGTAGGCGTAAGTTACGACGCCCTTTTCGTCCTGACGGTTGTAGTCCTTGCCGTAATAGTTATTGCCACGGGGCATAAAGCCGTTCTTGCGGCACTGCAACGCAATCCAAGCCCACTCAGCATTTGTGCCAAGGTGCCAGCCTGCGCCCTTGTCAGAGCAATACTTCTGAGCTTGGTCGAAGTTGGTATAAACCTTGGGGTCCTGTAAGGGCAAAGAGTATGCGCGGCCATTGATAACGACATTCTGATACTTACTGTACCAGAAATGAGGGATTTCTGCGTCGTTTACGCGGAAAGCAGGGTGTACGAGCTCGCTGCCACCGGTAATTACGTCAGAGATGTTACCCTTGTCAAAACGGACCATGATACTCGGGAGACCAATGTCGTCATAGATAACTTTGTTTGTGGGGCCGCCCAAAAGCTGAACGGCAACCTCTAAATCAGTCATAGCCATTTACGCAACCTCCTCAATAGCCCAGAGCATGAGAGTTACATTGTCCATGTTGAACGCAATAGGCTTAGTCTTTTCTGCGTCCTCGTAAGCACGCGCCGGAATGATGATGTTAGCAACAAAATACTCAGACAAGCTGGAAGTGAGAATATGCTCGCTGTCCATGCAGATATTGATAACAACCTCTGTGTCACGCTCATAGCGGGAAAGATTGAGCATGAGCTCGTCGTCGCCGAAGTAGATACGAGTGCCGTCCACCTCGTAAGCGATTTTCTTGCCTTCGTTAACTTCCTTAATAATCATCTGCGGTTACCTCCGTTCTTAATAGTGTTTTGGGTTTCGTATGCAATCCGTTCGGCGCATTCGCGCTGCTCGGCGGTTGCCCTTTCGGGAGACGCGCCAAAGCTCTTGAGAATCATAGACTCCTGAGCCTTGCGCTCGTCAGATTTAATAATTACGTTGGCCATTACAGCATACCTCCTGTGATAATGAATTGTACGCTGCAAGCGGCAGACGCATTGACTGTGATACCGTTTTTCTGTCTTGCAGTTACCGCGATAACCGCAGTACCGGCAGCAGTGAGAACAGGTAAAACAGAATAGACAGTTGTGTTGCGGGTAGCCTCAGCAGGAATAGCGATACTATTCACGCCGGCAGTAAGAGAAGCCGTAATAATCACGGGAGCGTTATTCTTTGCTTCGTCAAGAGCCAAGCGGTTTACAATAGCGTTAATATCCTGAGTGACCTGAGCCTCAAACACGCCAATCTCGATATTGTCCATGTGTTGCTGGTCAATAGGAGTACCGGCCTGAATGATTGCGCCAGAGCTGTCTTTAATCTGGTCTTTCCAGAATGTTCTTGAGTACATACTCTTACACCTCCGTCAATGGAAATTCAAATTTGAGCAGTAAGTTCTGCGAGCTTGTGCGATTGATACTGCAGGACTGCTCACCTGCAAGCTCGCCGGCGGTATCGTAAATACGTACGCCTGTTATCGTCTGCGCCGCGCCGGAGTTAGGCACCGAGACAAGCAAGAGGACGTTTGTACCGCTCACGGTTACCTGATTGACTTTTGCGTCATACCAAGTAGAGCCGACCTTGTACTGTACCTTAGCAATCGAGCCGCGAATACGGTCTCTCAGCTTGGTCAAGTACGCATTTGTCCAAAAAGCCATTTATAAGCCCTCCTTTAATTTCCGCATGAGGTAATGCCGCAAACGGCCGCCTCAGCAGGATAGTTTTTAAGAGTTGCGGCAATAGATGTGCCGGCTAAATAGGATTCTCCGAGAGAAGCTATGCTCGGATAAGTGCCGCAAATTAAGGCGCCGCACTCTGGGGCTTCGGTCAAGTAATGTGCAAATACCTTGCCGAGCTTTAAGCCGTGTACAAAACGAAAAGCCGCTCTGAGAATCATCTCAGCTGGCTTAATCTCTTGCAGGGATTCAAGCAAATTCAGCAAAGTATTTTCAGTGTCCTCGTCTTTTGGGTTAACCGCAAGATACAGGATATACTTGTCGAGCTCCACAGAGTAATTATCAGCGCCAAACTGTGCAGCAAGGCTTGTTTTAAGCCAAGGCAGCGTATAAGGTAAGATAAGGCCTATACGCTGCTTTATACGAGACTTGCGCTCCTCCAGAGTCTCCGAGGCCTTAGGGGTTATCTGCAAAATAGACTCCCAGCGCGTTACGCCGTAAATCGTCGCAGAGTCAACATATCGCTCATTCATCACGTCGTCTGTTGCTTTCCAGAGAGCGTCAAATTCGGGCTGCTCTGCTTGCATAATCGCCATGAGCTCATGGACGGTATGAAGGAAGGCCGGGAGATAATCATAGAGGCGTCTGTCCATAGCTTACACCTCCGCGCTTACTTCTCCGCGTACAGGGATTGTATCGGATTCAAGCGTTAAGTTTTCATCAGAGCCGTTAATCTTAGCGTCTCCGATGTCGGTAATACCGGTACAATTAAGCATAAGAGACTCAATACGGCTGATTCTGACAACGATGTTTTCAGAGTCCTGCCAAGTCTCTTTGAGGCTGCGCAAATAGTCGTCAATAATCTTTTCAGCGTAAGGCTTTACGCTTTCCCAGTCCCAGTCGCTCTGATAGTCGATAGACCCAAAGCTTACATTGACGGTCTCGGTTTTCGGGCCTGTGATTGTGACCACATGGCCGATAGGCGCAAGGCCTACACCCTCACCAGCATTTGAGGCCGGGTCAATGATAGTCTGGACGGTAGGAATGAGATTACTGTCCTCGTCAGGCTCGTTAAACTCGCTGTCGAGGATAATCGCTTTAACTGCGCCGCCTACAGTGAGCAGCTTATCAGCTGCCACTTTGTATACGGTATTGAGCCAGTTGTAAACGGTCTCGGGAATGTTACCAGCCAAGCTGTCAATCCAGTCCTTTGTTTCCGCAGGAGGAATGAGGCTTGCCGGTGAAATATTTTCATTCCACGTAGGGTAAACTTTAACGGCGCCCACGCCGTCGATGTCGAGAATTTTGGTCTTGTAGTCGATGATGTTACCACCGAAGGACTGATACGTAAAGCTCTCAATCAAGCGCTGTCTGTATTCCTCGGTGTCCTCCTCATCTCTGCCGGGCGTTGTGATTTCCACGAGCTCAGCAGTAGCGAGACCGTCAATATACTCGATAGGGATAAGCGTACCGATTGTACCGTTGGGAGCTGCGCCGGTTGTTTCGCAGGTCAAGTAGTATTTTCCGGTGTCAATCTTAGAAGTGACAACGTAGTTGTACTGTTCCAGCGAGAAGCGCGCGCCGATTTCAACATCGATATTAAACTCACCGACGCCGACCGCAGCGGACGCGTCAACGGGCAAAATGCCACGCTCACGGCCGAGCAAGATAAGGTTTTCTCTCGGGGCCGTATCAACGTACATGCAGGTAAGCATATAGTCGAGGGCGATATAAAGCAGGGAGATTTCTGCACTCGTAGGGCCGGTAGCGTCGAAAATCAAAGAGCCTTCGCGCTTATCAAACGAATCGCTAACTCTGCTGAGCACTCGCTCCATTATCGCCTCATAGGTTTGGTCCTCATAAAGTCCCATCAGATTGTTACCTCCTTCTCAGTATTTATCTCGCCGAAAATTGTGGTCACGCGGAAGCTGCAATGAACATTTTTACCGCTCACGGTGAAGTCAAACTCATCAACACCGGTAATGCGGTCGTCCTGCATTAGCGCCTCGGTGATACAGCGCTCAATTTCCGGCAGTACAAGCGCGATAGGCTGGCCTATTAAATGCGCGAGCTCAATACCGTAATTCCATGAGTAAATGGGATATTGGTAGCGCTCCGTATTGAGAATAAGGTAAATAGCCTGACGCATTGCTTCCTGCTCGTCAGTAGTTCCGCGGATTCTGTTTGCCTCAATGTCAAAAGCGTAGGTCTGGCTCGGTTGAGACTCAAATTCAACGTCTGTTAAAGCAAGATTTTGATTTGTTGGTATCATACTCGAGGCACCTCCACTCTGTCTAAGACAATATATTGCTTGCCACCGTCAGCGCGTAAAAGGATAACCTTTTCGCCGACTTTTAGGCCAAGATGAATAGTAAACTTTTTCTTGCCTTTATACTCGTGATTATGGGTCAAGTCTTTCTTGCCGCCGCTTTGCGTGGTACGCGTGGTCGAGCTGGTGTAAGACTGGTCCGTATAAGAGTGAGTATGCGACAAGTCAATATCTGAAAGAGCGTTGCCGGTCTCATGGTCAACCGTCATTTCAACGGTATAGTCTTTGACCGCGCTCGTAAGAATTAGCTGCGCCTCTGTCAGTATAAACTTTTGGTCTATTTGCACCTTGAGCGGCGCAGTGCTTATAACTGTTCCGAAGGCAAGCGCAAACGGCTTGGAGGACATTACTGCCTCCAGAGCCGCGCGCTTTACATCTGCGAGAAACATGTCAAGCGACAAATGTACCACCTCGCAATTTCATACTCATGGTGTGCTCGCTGTCCTTAAAGGTATGAGTTACTTGCTCAACCATCAGGAAGCTTTGCACGTCAATATCTCCGAGATTTAGCTTGCATACCACCGAGCTGCCCGCTCTTACACGCACGTCGCCCAGAACGTCGGAGACGCTGAGCTTGCGCGTTTTAGAGTTATACAGCTTGAGCAGGGCGTCGGCTTTTGCCTGACCTGCCGCCGCAGATTCTACGGTATCGGTGTACTGCAAAAGACCCCACTCGTTAATATGCGAGCTGTCCTTAGCAATGTAAATGCTGCTGCCGCCTTTATCATCGTCCTTAAAAGTGACTTTGATTTGATTGTACGTCTGAGTATCGATAGAGCTTGTATAGGAGTAGCTTCCTGTCGTGTCAGCGTCGATAAGCAAATTGAGCTTCATGTTCTCGATGTTTTTCAGCGTCAACGCGCCGGCGTCATCGTAGAGCACGTAAAGCTTGGTCTTTGCTTTCAGCGTCTCGTCAAGAGCGTCCTGCACAATATCGAACATAGCCGTATCACTCTCAGGGAGCGAAGCTATAACAAACTCCGTATTTTCCAGAGAGCCCAGCCTCAGCTTGTAGTCATTCGCAATCATTTGAATGATTTGCGTGGCGGTTTTATTCACGAAGTTATAGGTATCTTTATTCTTGAAGTACCTGAGCTGGTCGTACGCGGTGACCTCTATTTTGTAGGGGTCGCCGCTCGACCTTGCTTTTTGAAAGACAAAACCGTAAAACATTGTCGTACCGTCAACGTCAAGCTTTACGGAGTCGCCCTCGGTGAAGTCGATAACGCTGTCTTTAATAACGTTAAACTTAAGCTTACCGGGACTGCCTTTTCGGTTTAATTCAAGAGTGATACCTTCCTCAACAGCAGGGTAATAAACCTTGCTGCCGTGCTGAATGAGGATTTGCGCTACCATGGGAGCGTCAGCACCTGTCCTACATAGATTAGGTTGGGGTTTTTGATGATACTCTTATTAGCTTCGTAAAGCTGAGTATACTTTGCGCCGTTACCGGTATATTTCTTAGTAATAGCCCAAAGAGAATCCCCACTTTTGACGGTATATGTTTTCGCCTTAGGAGCGGTTGTTGCAGCCCGCGTTGTCGTAACAGACGCGGTGGATTTTGTCGTGGCCGTACTTGCGCCCTCAATATCTGCCGCATTTACCCAGCCGTAAACGGTAGAGCCGCCACCCGATACTTTTATAAGGTGATACGGGTGTTTAGCTCCGCTCGCGATTCTCGTGACTGTAGCCTTACCGGGCTTGCAGGAATAACCTGTATTGCCAGTTGAGCTCGTGTAGTGAGTCTTGCCGATAAAGTTAACCACATCACCGACCTTAACCGCTTTCTTTGGCGCTGCCGCAGTAGACGGTTTCGTGGCAGAGGTCGTTGTTGTTTTCGGTGGCTCAGGCTTAGGGGCAAGAGTTACGGTTTTCGTCGCAAACGCTTTGTACTGCTTGAGCTTGATAGATACGGTGACGTCAAGGCCGTCGGTCGCGGATTCCTTGATTGTGTAGCTTTCAACAGAGACCTGAATATTTGTACTGAAAAGCAGCTTGCCGGACGGAGCAACACGGCTGACAATAAATTGCGCCGGTTTCTTATTCGTCATAAGGCTTTCAAGCTTATTCAGATACCAGTCGGGCGTCTTAAAGCCGTTAGGGTACACAGCGAACGGGTACGCAGCCAGCGTAGGAAAACAAGCGTCAAAGCTGTCAATCTCGGTAAGGCCGGGAGTTTTCAAGAAGTTAATCTCACCGTCATTTACGAGAGTCAGCGTTTTATTCTTGCCTTTTACTGCAACGTTTAATTTTGGCGGCGTAACGGGAAATTGCCAGCCGTCAAGAAAAACTGAATACATTAGCTATGCACCCCCTCTGCTGCTACTTCAAGAGCCTCTGCAAAGCCTTCGGTCAATACGGTAAGTACGCCGTCAAGGTCCATGCTCGAGTCGATTCTATTGGTCATGCCGGTCATGTCGATTTTAACCTCAGCCGTGGTAAAGCGGTTGATTGCTTCCATTTCCGCAATATCTCTGAGATACGCAAGGTCCTCATCAGAGCTCTTAGTGCTGCTCGCGATACTCGACGTGTCGTCGCCGATTCCCGAAAGTACGTCACTATATTCGCCCCCGGTAGTATCAAGGCCAAACTGCTTTGTGATATTGTCAAGCGACAACGCATTGCCAACCGAGTCCTTGATATTCTTACCGATTTCCGCGCCTGCACTATACGCTTCAGAGCCCCAGCCGTCTTGGAACGTATCGAAAGTATTAAAGCCTTCGCCTACCTTAGACCAGTCAAGGTCGTTGGTGTTCCAAGCGTCAGCGACGCTGCCGTAATCGTACGTGTTATAAGCTTCGGAAACGCTGTCGTACTGGAATGTACTAAAGCCCTCAGCCCACGCGTCGGATATGCTCTCGTAAGACTCTTTCTTGCTATTGAGCTCGTCAATCTTTTTGGACGCAATGTCAAGACCAGAAGTGTCAATATTTACGCCCATCCAGCCGAGGCACTTGTTCGCCTTTTCTGCAAGAGATTTGAGACCCTGCATAATGGCGTCAAGCATAGACCAGAATCCTACTTGAATGCTTATCCAAGCATTTTTGAAAGCTGTACCTACATTGCTGCAGGCAGCCTTGAGCACGTTCCAAATGCCCATGCCGAGATTTGCAAACCAGAGGCCCGTATTTTTGATAATCGCCCATACGGACTGGCCTAAGTTAGCAAACCAGAGACCGATATTTTTAATTACGGTCCAGATACTGAGTCCGAGGTTAGCAAACCAGAGACCGACATTTTTAATAACTTCCCAAGCTGCGATACCGCAGTTAGCTATCCAGAGGCCTACGTTCTTAAACAACGCGCCGAGCCACCAAATTGCACCCACAACCTGCTCAAAGAATATCGCTACTATAACGATAAGCACGAGAATTAAAGCAATTATCCACGTTATCGGACAAGCCCACAAAGCAGCGTTTAGACCATGCTGCGCAGCGGTTGCCGCAAAGGTCGCGCCGGTCTGGAGCATTTGCGCAGCGGCCAGTATTCCGGTCGCTATTGCGCGGATTCCTTCGACAACGGTTATCGCAATCGTCACGAGCTTATAGAGTAAGAGCGCGGTGACGATTCCCATGATAATTGGACCAATTACGCTCCAGTTATCAGCTATAAAGTTATAAATCTCACAAATGACATTGAAAACGTCAAGCGCAATCGACGCCATAAGCGCCAAAGCAGCAATCATTTTTGTAAGACCCTTTTGGACCTTCGTGTTATTTGCGAGCTCGTTAATTTTCTTGAGCACAGGGTCAAGCGCCTTAACGCCCAGATTTTTCATTTTCGTCCAAACCTGAGACCAAGTCATAGGCATTTGCTCGAAGCGCGCCTCAACCTCATCGGCCGACCTAAATACTGCATTTTTAATAACATCAGCGGTCAGAAGTCCCTCTGCGGCCCATTCCTTCATTGTACCTTGTACACCTTGGACGTTCCGCATATAGTCCTCAATACTCTTAGCAAGCAAAGGGGCGT